AAGATGATTATTGGTGAGGCACGTGAAAAATTTGGTACCATAGCCGGCCCACAAGGCGGAACAACGCTAAATGGCGCTGCCATGAAGGCAGAAGCCAAAGAAATGTTTGCTCAATGTCTAAAAGATTTAGTTGACTATGTAGATGGATCACAGCCATTGACCTGGGTAATTGGATAATTAAATAACCAAAAAGATTGTTATTTAAAATCTATCCTATTATACTAATAACATGGATATAATGATGGATTTAGAAACCCTAGCGGCAACACCAGACGCTACTATTTTAACAATAGCGGCTCAATGTTTTGACCCACTTGGCAAAGGATATAGTGAGAAATATCACTATTATGCACGTATTGCACTAGAAGGCCAAGAAGACAGAAAAGTGAGTGAAGACACTATTGCATGGTGGGGAACGCAGCCAGAGGCGGCTGCAGAGGCACTGGCTGAAGATAACCGAATTCCACTAGATCAAGCACTAGATGATCTACATAAATTGTGCTGGAAAAGCGATTTGATCTGGACAAATGGAATAACTTTCGACATATGTATTTTAGAAAACGCATTTACCAGTCGTGGAAAGCCTTATCCTTGGCAATTTTTCAAGGTGAGAGATGCAAGAACTGTGTACAGTTTGTGGCCTGATTGCCCAAAACCTGTCACTAGTCATCATGCATTAGAGGATTGCAGACGGCAAATAGACATGTTGCAGAAAACTCTTAAACATTTAAATGTGGCAAAACTTAGATGATTTTAATAGAAATATGCAATAAGTTACATGATCCAACTGAAGCAGGTGAGTTACTTACACAATCTTTTATATATACTCCTGCTGGAAAAATGCCACCATTAATATCAAAAAATATTGAACATCGCATTGAAATTGAAAAAGTAAAATATCTAATCAATCTTATTGAAAATCCCAAATTTTACATATTGGCCAGAGATAATGATAAGTTAGTGGGATTTGGTATTATTAGTGAATCAAGTCTACAATATTTTTATGATTTGACCTGGATATGTGTTGATCCAGTCTATAGAAATCGGGGCATAGGTAAACAAATAACAGCTAAAGCAGTTGAATTTGCTGCCAGTCGTGATAGAACAATTATAATTACAACAGAGATTCCTAAGTTTTATACAGACTTAGGATTTATACAACTAGGATCCCATAGGTCAGGTTGGTATTTAATGTCATCATCAATGATAAAGGACAACATATGATTATCGGAATTTCTGGACTAATAGGCAGCGGCAAAGACACAGTTGCTGATTATCTAGTAAACGTGCATGGATTTCGTAGAGAAAGTTTTGCCGGAACTCTGAAAGATGCAGTGTCCGCTGTATTCGGATGGGACAGAATTCTATTAGAAGGACGCACTACAGCGTCTAGGGAATGGCGTGAGCAAGTAGATTTATGGTGGGCAGAACGATTGAACATGCCTAAACTAACCCCACGTTGGGTGCTTCAATACTGGGGTACTGAAGTAATGCGTAAAGGATTTCATGATGATATTTGGATTGCCAGTATTGAAAATAAAATAAGAAATCTTAAAGATAATGTAGTAATTTCAGATTGTCGTTTTCCAAATGAACTTGCCGCAATTAAATCCTCTGGCGGATTAGTTATTAGAACAAAGCGAGGTCCTGATCCAGAGTGGTTTCATGCCGCAGAAGTAGTAAATGGTGGTCCCACTCAGAATTTAAGTTGGGCTAGTAATAAATCAGTGTTGGCTAATTTTAATGTACATGCCAGTGAAACAGCATGGGCAGGCACTGACTTTGATTATATATTAGATAACAGCAGATCGATGGATGAGCTATATTCTCAAGTTGATTCGTTGGTGTTAGGCATTAAGAATGCTAGTGATCCGCTTCAAGATCTCCCTGTTTCCAAGGCAAATCAGACTTAGCCACATCTACCACACAATTTTGACAAATTGTTTTTAGATTACGGGCAACATTATTATTTAAATTTCCATCTATGTGAAAAACTAACAATTGTGCCGCCCATCTAGCCCTAAACCCACATCTGTCACACAAAATTTTCTTTTTATATCCAGCTAGTTCCCATCGCATTCTTGGAACTTTAAGTTTTTTATTTTTACGTATACACTGAGAACACATGCTACGATAATAAATTCTGCCATACTTATGATATGCAATAGCTCTGGGGCGTTGATTACAAGTATTGCATGTTGGCCTAATCATTTTTGTGTCCATTACTGTTATATTTTGTACTATTTAGCAGTTTTATAAACCAGAATCTATATATAGCTTGCGATTGTTAGACTTTTTTCGATAATTTACTAAATATTGTATATTATTAAAAAGGATTTACATTATGTCTAGCACATTAGTTTCCCCAGGCGTACAAGTCACAGTCGTTGATCAAAGTCAATATCTTCCAGCTGCAACTAACTCAGTTCCTCTAGTAGTTATCGCAACTGCTTCAAACAAATTATCGGCAGACGGTGCAGGCATTGCTCCAGGAACATTGGCGGTTAATGCTGATAAATTATTCTTGGCATCAAGTCAAAGAGCATTGTCAGCTAATTATGGAATACCATTCTTTTACACAACTACAAATGGTACACCTATTAACGGGTATGAACTTAATGAATACGGCTTACTTGCTGCTTATTCAGCATTAGGTGTAACTAATCAATGCTATGTGCTGAGAGCTAATATTGATCTTGCTGCTCTATCTGCCAGTTTAAATCGCCCATTAGGTAATCCAAATAATGGAACATCATGGTTAGATACAGTTAATTCTACATGGGGAATTTACGAGTGGAATAAATCAACTACTACATTTACAAATCAAATTCCATTGATGATTACAAATGCAGACTATTTAAATCCAAGTTCATCTGTGCCATTACAAAGTTATGGCAGCATTGGAAATTATGCTGTAACTGCAACATACACGACAAATCCTATTTATTTCAAACGTGGTGGTCCAACGACTACTCAATCAGATGATACTAGAATTACCACAATGTATAATACCTGGGTATTAGTAGGAAGTACTGACTGGCAATCATCATGGGCAACAGTACAAGGTTCAAATACTCCAACAAGTTTAACTGCCGGAAACACATTCATAATTAATGGTGCAATTGTTACCGTGCCTGCTAGCCCAACCAATACAGTTAGTGGAATAGTTGATGCTATTACTGTAGCTGGATTAACCGGAGTTTATGCTGCTAATATTGGTGGAGCATTGAATATATACGCCGATGCAACTGCAACTGGCGTTAATATTGCGCTAACAGGAGCATCAGGTAATGGTACTACTGCAACATTAACTTTTGCAACACAAGCAAGTGCACCATTCGCGGTAGGCAGCACGATTTCAATTGATAATGTTACCCCAATTGGATACAATGGGACGTATACTGTTACTGGTTGCACAACAACTTCAGTAAGTTATGCATCAACAGAAATTGCCGCATATGTTAGCGGCGGTCAAGTTGGTACTCCATCTGGCACTGTTGTTATATCAAACGGTGCTGGAACTTCTCTTACTACACTAGGTATTGCAACAGGAACTTATAATGCTCCTATATACCAAGCAAGTCCTAGCTATCAAGTTCCTATTTGGAGCCAAGGTGGATCATCAGCTACCGGGATAACAGGATCGATTTGGCAAAAGACTAATAGTATTAATCTTGGCACTAATCTTGTAATGAAGGTTTACAATTCAACATTAGGATTATTTGTAATACGTAATGTTCCTGTGTACTCAAGTGATTCAGCTGCAATTTATGGATTGGATCCATCAACAGGTGGCAAATCTATTCCTTCTGGTTCATTGTATGCAAAATCTATACCATACAACAACAACACTGCTGGGTTTACAGTTTTTGAACGTTATATCACAGGACCAACAGTTGTAACTGGTGCAGAAACAAGTCCTACTTTTATTTCTGGAAATTCTTTCACTATTTCAGCAACACAACCAGGTTCGCCAAATAGTATAACAGCAACTGCGACAATATCAGGCACTACCTCAAGTGATTTCACAGCTGCAGTAAGTTCTGCAAATGTGCCTTATGTTAGTGCTTCTGTAAATAGTGCTGGCGCAATTGTGTTTACACACAGTTCAGGCGGTGATATTACTCTGACAGATGTTTCAGGCACAGCGGTAGAAACAGCAGGATTTATTTCTAGCACTTTCTTATGCAGAAATAATTATGTTAATGGATCAGCTGTTGGCATTATATTAAGTAATTGGGCTGGAAATCCAACATATACTTACACTGCGTCTGATACAGCTCCAGATCAAAATCCAGCATCAGGTACATACTGGTATTATAGTGATCCTACACAAGTTGATATTATGATTCAACAAAATGGAGTATGGGTAGGTTATCAAACGGTAACAAGTGATGCTCGTGGATATAATTTGACATTATGTAACGCAACTGGTCCTATAATCAGCACGGTTGCACCAACAACACAGACAAACTCATCGTTAAGTCCATTGGTATATGGTGATTTATGGGTGGATATAAGTGATTTAGAAAATTATCCATTATTGTACAGATGGCAAAATGTTACCGGCGTTGATCAGTGGGTACAACTAAACAATGCAGATTCTACTCAGTCTAACGGCATCGTTTTTGCTGATGCTCGGTGGGCGCCTAACGGCACAACAGATCCTGTAACTGCTGCATTACCTACGATTGCCAGTTTACTAACAAGTGATTACTTAGATCAAGACGCACCTAATGCAGAATTGTATCCATCTGGTATTTTAATGTGGAATACACGTCGGTCAGGATTTAATGTTAAGAAATTTGAATCTAACTATTTCAATAACAATAGTTTCCCTACATATGATTGGAATTCTACTACTGCGTATACGATTGGGCAATATGTTCAATATGAAACCATAGTATATGCATGTATTAAAAACAATACAAATGAGGCACCCGATACACAACCGACATATTGGTCAATACAAACTGAAACTAATACATGGGTATCTGCGACTGGAACACGCCCAGATGGTTCGCCATACATGGGAAGACAATCACAACGTAAAATTATTGTTGCCGCAATGCAACATGCAATTGATACAAATGCTCAACTACGTGAAGAACAGAATAACTACAATCTGATTGCAGTTACTGGTTATCCTGAGTTAGCTCCTAATATGGTAGCGTTAAACAATGAAATTAATAATGTGGCATTTAGCATTATTGATACTCCATTGCGTTTATCACCAAATGATGTAGTTACTTGGGCAACTAATAATAATGGACTTGGATTACCGACTGCGGATGGCAATTTAGCAGCTGGTGATACTTATTCAGCAACATTTTATCCAAGTTGCAGAACAACAGATTTGAGTGGTAATGATGCAGTTACATATCCAAGTCATATGATGCTTCGCACTATCATTCGTAGTGATGAAGTTGCTTATCCATGGTTAGCTCCTGCAGGAACACGTCGTGGGTTAGTTGACAATGCATTCCAATTGGGATATATAGACGCCATGACTGGTGCATTTGAAACTTTAGGTGTAAGTCAAGGATTACGTGATGTATTGTATCCACATAACATAAATCCAATCACTTTTGTGCCAGGTACCGGAATTGTTAACTTTGGCAATAAGACATTGCAAGCAACAGCAACTGCATTGGATCGTATTAATGTGGCTCGTTTAGTGTGCTTTATTCGTTCTAGATTGGCAACAATTGGTAAACAATACTTGTTTGAACCAAACGATCAAATTACACGTACTGAAATTAGCAACACCATAGTAAGTTTAATGATTGATATAGTGGCAAAACGTGGCATTTACGACTACTTGGTAGTATGTGATAACACTAATAATACTCCAACTACAATCGATCAGAATCAATTATGGGTTGATATTGCAATAGAACCAGTTAAAGCAGTGGAATTTATTTATATTCCATTACGTATTGCAAATACTGGAGCAATTGCTGCGCAGGCTGCTGCTTAAATAAAGTTGGGCAAAATGCCCAACTTTATTAACTAAATAAAGTATATCGGAGATTAAGAAATGGCAACATCCTCACTAACTAACATGACCGTTCCTTTGGGATCAGACGGCCAAAGTACGTCAACACAAGGCTTGTTAATGCCTAAATTGGCATATCGCTACCGTGTGTTTTTCAATAACTTTGGAGTCAGTACTCCTACTACTGAAGTAACAAAACAGGTTATGAAGTTTGATCGTCCACACGTAAAATTTGAAGAAATTAAATTACCAATTTATAACAGTACCATTAAAATTGCCGGCAAACACAGCTGGGAAAACGTCACATGCGATATGCGTGATGATGCACAGGGTAACGTTAGTAAATTAGTTGGTGAACAATTACAAAAGCAACTAGATTTCATGGAACAAAGTTCTGCTGCATCTGGCATTGATTATAAATTCACAATTCAATTGCAAATTCTTGATGGTGGAAATGGCACGCATGTGCCTAATGTACTAGAAGAATGGGATATCCTTGGTTGCTACCTAAGTGATGTAAACTATGGTGCAATGGACTACGCACAATCTGAAGCAGTAAAAATTACATTGACGATCACGTTTGATAATGCTATTCAAGTGAATGGTGCCGGTACTCCGACTGGTGTTGGTCAATCTATTGCATATACAGTTGGATCTATTGCAACTGGTGCGGCAACTGTTAACACCAATACAGCCTAAACACAATGAGTTCAGGCTTTTTTGGTGAAGGCGGCAGTCTATTACAAGCATTTGGACAGGGTATTGCAAGTGTTCCTGGGTTAAAAGATTATACTCATTCGTCTAAAACTTTTTTACCCAATGGCTATCAGCTAACACCACGTCTTAAATTTTTATATCATGTTTATTTCAACATAAACACTGGACAAATTCCACAACTACAGGCTGCTTATGGCAGTGGCACGGTAGAAACTATTGGGCTAATGGTTAAAAGTATTGATTTACCCAAGTTTAAAATTGATACTATGGTTATGAATCAGTACAATCGTAAACGTGTTGTTCAAAGTAAAATTAGATATGAGCCATGTAAAATCACCATGCATGATGATCAATCTGATTTAATACGCAATCTTTGG